TACTGGATCTGTAATAGTAAATGTTGCACTATAAAATAATACCTGATACTGAAAAGCCAACAAATCCAAAATACTCTCAGGTAAATTTGGAATATTACAGAGTACTAACAATTGCGGCAGAATAGGTTGCAGCCCAGCAGCCTGTGCATCAGAAGCACCTCCAATAGACATCACTTGCGAGTCCCAATTGATCGAATCAGGAAGATTATCAACAAAATTGTCGCTATAGATGTCTACACTCATATTTTGACACGCGTCAAAACTGTTCTTTTGTCACTCTGCCGCCTTTCGGTTCCACGGCTTGAAGGAACGAAGGATTTGAGGATTCAGCTTTGACCAGTCGCCGTCAAATTGAATCGCCCGATCATCGATTGAAAGAAATGCTGCTGGCTTTTCACATGCAAACTCAAAACTAAGAGGAGCCTCTACGGTATGTTTCCCGCCTTGTGCTCGCCATTTCTTGCGTTGCTCGTACAGCCACGCCTGCATCGCCTCAATCGCCTTCTCACTCTTTGATCGAGACGAGTAAATAACCAAAGTAAAGTGTTGTGCAGCAGTTTCAGCCCATTCGAAGAAACCTTCCGTCACATCGTCAGCAATAATCTCAGGCCCAATCCAGGGCGAAATGTACTGGTGAATTACGCCGTCGAAATCTAAACATAGAATAGGTTTGCTCACCATGCCCCCTTTCGGAGTCTATTCTGACTGCAATCCTGCATATGATAAAGCCATTGTACCAGACTGAATTCCTACCTGACCCGCATTTAATATTTGACGTATAGGTTGTGTAAATTGATAATCGCTCGCACCTGCTTCCATGATCATCTGCCCTAGATGTTCAGGATTAATTGTCCTACCAATCTGTGAAGAAGTCAATACATTAAACTGTGCTACAGCACTTTGAACCTGTCCTTGAATCGAGGTCAACATATTTTGATTAGTAGGATCGATCCAATAGCTACCAACTATATTATAATTTACAATTGCCGGTGCTTTTACCGTTACAACATCCCCAAGCGGTCTTATCTTTGTAGCACTAAGAAAACTCTGGACTTGCGCAAGTACACTACTTCCAGGTATCTGACTCCCTTGTAGCAAGATATAGACATCAACATATCCTGCATTTGTCACAGGAGGATTTTGATTGACATCACCTGCGGGGCCAACAATACTCGCCGACGAAATTGAAACATTGGCTGTATATGCCCAATACTGATATGCCTGATACGATCCAGCCACACTAAATGCGCCCGGCACGAGTGCTAGTCGTACTGCATAGGCATCATCCGATTCCACATCCGCACCTCCCTGAGTGGTTGTGGTATTCTGAACCGAAACGATATACGGCAGATTCCAGTTTATGACGGTATTGATTTGTCCAGCCGTATAACCATTTCCGATAGCACCTGTCTGTGTACAGGCCGCAGGTGCCTGCACACTTGTCGTTCCGGCAGTCAGTAGTACAGCTTGTGTCGTCTGAAATGTGATATTTATCGTCTGACTAGAACCACTAACAATCGTTGAAAGAGGAATTACAATATCAGTATTGATCGGCTGAGCGATATTAAATTGTAATGTAGTCACCGCAGGACTAGCCTGCAATCGTGCTCCTAAGTCGCCATAATTCGATCCGATAGCATCCAGATTATCGCCAACCGCTGACAATATGAAATTCTGCTGGAATCCATAATTGAGTAGCACTCGATACTGACTCTCCCGCGCAGCCATCCGCAATAAGATAATTCGAACTGGATCTCCTGGCGCTAATGTCTTAGCTAAGGATGTTATTTGCTGAAAATCAGTTTCATACTCTGAAATAGTCTGCCCAGCAATCTGCGCTATATCTGTCGTACAGATCACAGGAATCACTAACTGCGGAAATCTGGTACTATTAGCCATCTTATCTGCTCGGCAAAGTCAATTCGTTACTCTGAATATTGATCGCCAGTGTTGCATTCATGGCATACGTTACTTTATCAATATCAAACTGAATACTAGAAAAAGTTACTCGGGGTTCAAAATGCGTTAGACCCAGACACATCTGCTGTACCATCATCAGTTGAGCTTTATTCTGTGGAGCATCTAAAAATGAATAATCTAATCCAAACTTTCGATCTAGCATGACTGATCCAATTCGAGTTGTCACAATTACTCGAACATTCTGTAAAACTTCATTTAACCCTGTCGCACCTAAGTCTAATGCTGTTTGTTCAGATGGAGACAATACCTTTCCCCTTGAATCAACTATTGTCCATGTTCCAATGTTCATATTTTCAATTTTGACACGTGTCAAAATTAGAGTCGTGATGCTATCGCTACTGGAAGAGGATGACCGCCTGTATTCTGAGCTATTGTTGCGGTTAAATCATTTTGCGCAGTATCCCAAGCTCCCTTTTCAACAGATACCATTCCAGTAGGCAACGCTCCTGCTGCCGCATCGGTTCCTACCCCACCTGCGCCAAACAATCCTCCAAGTGCTTTCATTAGATTACTTATCGTAAATGTATCAGGATATTCCTTCAATTGGACCTCTACTGATGCGCCCATCAATCCACCATTCCGATAAAAATACTTCATCTCATGTGATAATGAAGTCAATACGAATAGACTAGATCCTCGACCCATTGGCTTCATTCCGATTACCAAAGGTAATGGCATCGCAAAATCCATAATCTCTTCAAGCATCACTATCGTCATCAATGGATCTACCGTAACAGGCTTGATTAATTCCATTCGAAATGAAATTTCAATCAATTGAGGCCCTGAATATTCTAATAATGGTTTGCTCATCCAAACATCATGATTGCCCCATCGGCCAGTCACGGTCTTCTTCAAGGCATCGAATGTAGTTAATCCAGTCGTACCCGAATGAAAGAAGATAGGTCCATATAATCCAATCATGTTCCACCACCTGACCCGTCTTGGTTCAAGCAGTGAGGAATTGCAAGCGCTTCCTGCTGCATCGTGGTTTTACCACCTACTACTAAATTGCCGGATATATTGACATTGCCCGTCAGATTTATTGTAGGTGCTTGAATAGTTGCGGTTCCACTAACTGTCGCATTTAGATCCCCTCCAACCGTTATGGTTGTCTTACCTACTGTATTAATCTGATAATTACCACCTCCTGCCGTATCATAAATTACATAACTTCCATCTCCGAAAACAATACCACGGATTGACTGGCTACTATAGGGTGGCGGATTTCCTTCTGTATATGCGGACCCAAGTATCAATCCACGGCTTAAAGATCTTCCCTGCATCAGCACCCATACAGGTTCTCCACTCTGAGGTACATAATAATCCTGATATCCAATAGTATTCCGCTGTAACACCGTCAAGTATCCAGATTGGAAACCTCGATCTGGAAAGGTAACTGTAGCCGCTACACAGTTCTTCGTCTTTACCTTCGTAATACGACCACATCGGACCATCCCTTCGAGATAGCGATCAATCGATAATTCTCGTGTTTCAAAAGCCATTTTGACACGTGTCAAAATCAAAAGTTATTCACCACCACTGCCATTCCCATTTCCTACTGTGGGCTGCTCTATATATTGTATTGTAGTTCCTTTGATTGGAATTAAACACTTTCGCAATTCAATTTCTGATATTAATTTACCTTCAGCTATATGAATCATCACTTTTTGAATGATCCAGTTTCCATCAAATATTCCCTTATTTTTAAGCGTTACAACAACACCTGATTCGATTGCCACTCCATTCGGAAAACATAGTGTTCCAGCTGTTGTCAATACTGAATGAAATTCCTTAATATTCTTTGCACGCAATACCATCGCCGCTTCTTCTTCTGCCGCATCCTGCGTATTAGTATTTTCCCCAACCAAACCTGGAACCTCTCCGGGCATTTAACCTCCTGTCTGTGGATCAGTTATCTCTGTTCCTGATCCATCTTGGGCAAGATTTATATGTTCGAATCTATTCAAAAATTCTGCTGTTCCATCTGCTGTTCCAGGGGGAGCATCAGCCCTCGCTGCATATACTGTATTGGAATATGAATCATAGTAAGCTAGTTGAGATGTACTATATATATCTTGACTCTGTGTTGTTAACTCTCCATGAACTAATGCCACTCCAGCACCCGGCAATGCAAAATCTATCGTAAAAACCGGAGGTGCCATCTCTTTTTCTTGTTCGTCGAATATTACCAGAGTTGGCTTACCATTGATTTCTTTAATCTTCATTGCCAAAGCATTGTTGCGACAATATTTTGATAACATCTGAAGATCGCTCTCATTCCACTGCTGGGCTTCATTTAAAAGATAAGGTTTATTATTATGAACATCCCATAAAAAACCTAAATGATTCTCGGCAGCAACCTGTTCTCCTAAATTTTGTATCGACAAAGCAAATCGCGTTTTATTCTGAAGGGTAAGTTTGATCTGATTGTTAATAGGAACCGAAGAAGCCATCAACGTAGTTTGGCTGATTGGCCAACGAGTTTTAATCTGATCAATCATAAATGAACCCAAATCCTTCATCACAATTGAACCGGGATAATCTCGATTAAACTGAATAATCTTTACCTTTATCCAAATACCTTTGTGCATTTCAGCATTCCTAATAATCTGATCACCAATATCAGCAAAATTAAGTTCTAATGTATCTGCTTGAAAACTTATTGGATCGTCATAATGAATTGAAAGCATTTCCATCGGAGGAAATAAAGCAGTTA